CAGAAGGAACGCCAGTATACACGGTCTACGATGGCGGAAATTCTGTCAGGTGGAGTAAAATCCCGGATGTTACCGGGGACGATGTTGAGTTCACGGTTTGTCTGGAACCAACGAGTATTGAGGATAGTGATATCCCGCTACCGATAGAAGAAGATCATCTGGAAACCGTCAAGGATTATGTCAAGTGGAAATTCTATTTACAGTTAGAGACTTTCAATGAAAAGTTGGCCACGTATCACCAGAAGAGATACGAGTCTGGCCGAGGCAAATTACGGATATCCGTACTTACTGGATTCACTGGTAATGCAAAAGTTCAGCAAGTAAGTTTCGTATAAGGAGCTATTATGTTTTTAAATGATTTGATTATATCGGCACAGAATCAGGCAGATGAAGTGATAGACAAGCCCGATCTTTTATGGAGCTTGGCCGAGTGGACAGAGTTCGCCAACGATGCCGAGAATGAAGCATGTCTCAGGGCAGACCTATTGATTGACAGTACCGACGCCATGACCATCATTACCGTGCTCTCTGGAATAGCCACATACGCTCTGGACGAGAGAGTAGTCAGGATAATCAGGGCTAAGATATCAGGTGGCACAGAGCCATTGGTAAAGACAAGCCGCAGGGTGCTCGACGCTACATACCCGGATTGGGAGAATGATAGCGGAACGGTAAGGAGCTGGCTCCCGGATGACACCAACAAAATCACACTGTATCGCAAGCCGAACGCCGCCGCAACTCTTAACCTTATGGTTGCAAGACTTCCAGTAAGTCCTATGTTGCTGGTGGACAAGCTCACTCAATCACCAGAAATAGACACTCAATATCATTTGGGCTTAGTTGATTGGATGTTGCACAGGGCGTATTCAAAACAGGATGCAGAGACGTTGGATAAAGGCAAGGCAAAAGAACACTTAGAAAGATTCATTAAACGGTTTGGGGAGAGACCCCCGGCCAGAGCAATAAAGACCTAACGCGGGGTGGCCAAGTTTGGTAAGGCGTCAGCCTCATAAGCTGGAGATCGCGGGTTCAAATCCCGCCCCCGCATCCAAATAGGAGAGGGTATGGTAACAAGGATAATGAGTCATCAATGTAGTATTTGCAGTACAGATTTTACGGATGATGAAGGCGGGATGGTAGGAGAAATAGGTATCCTGCCCGTCTCTCTTTGCCCTATCTGTTTTAATGGCATGTTGGAAATGGCTGAACAGTGTGCCCCACATGCGAGCTTGGAATGCCCGGAATGTGGAACGGATATTAAAATAAGAGTGGAGATAATAGATGACTAGAAACATAGATATATCATCAAATGAGTTTGATATAGGCACGGTGTCAGGGATATACGATGTCCCGGACTCAGGGCGTTTAGAACCCCACCAGTTGTTATATGCCTATAATATTGATATTTCCGACAAGGGTAAGCCGTCCCGGAGAGGCGGAGTCATTAAGAAAGTAACGCCCGGCGGAACTGTCCATAGCCTCTTTGGTGATAATAAAATGTGTTACTACGTCGAGAGCGGAGTCCTTAAGAGGCTCCACGAAGACTATTCAAGTAGTGTAATAAGAACGGGGGTATCTGATTACCCTATGAAATTCGTAGAGGTAAACGATTACTATTACTATTCTAATGCTTCGGTTATTGGGTATATATATTTGGGCGTTGGTGGGGTGTTTGTTGAGCCTTCCATAGATCATCTTTATGCCCCTTTGCCCGGTCAGCATATTGAGTATTACAATGGCCGTCTGTATGTAGCCAGAAATGAGACCATCTGGTACAGTAATGTTAATGACCATGGAGCCGTTGATAGACGAAGAAACTTTATTCCGTTTGAGAATGAAATAACCATGATGCGAGCCGTTGATAATGGCATCTGGATAACTGTTGGAGATACTCACAGGCAAACTACTTACTTTATGGGTGGAGCCACAAGAGAAGAATTTTCACTGAGAAGGTTTGCTGGATACGGTTGTATCGAAGGCTCGGACGTAAAGATAAAAGATGGCAGTAAGGTAGGCAAGGGCTTATCTGGAACCGTGATAATGTGGACAACGGACAACGGAATATGTATCGGCGGAAACGGTGGACAGTTTATTAACATTACCGATGGAAAATATAAGACCCCGGATAAAAGGTTTGGAGCTGGACTTTTCCGGGACGAGAACGGGCTGGCTCAATACATAACAACTTTATGGTCTTAAGGGGGTGGTTTATATGGGATGTAAAGGAAAAAAAGGTAAAGGAAAGGGGGGAAAGAAATAGTGGGAAAACCAAAAGTGACAAAACCAACAAAGCCAACGTTTTCAGATTTAGAAAACATGGTGAAGGGTGGTAAAAGTCCAGTAAATAAAGTTAAAATTACACCAAGGAAAAAGAAGTAATGATGGAATTCAAGGCAAGGAAGAAAGTAGTAGACGGTAAGGAAATACTCGTAATAGACCCTATCTGTGAAGAGATCGTATACACGGATGGTAGTCAGAGTGTTGTAATACATGCGCCCTCGCTCGCTCTAATAAGTGAGTTTAAAGCGGCGAATGGTATAGCGTAGTTATTTTTTAACATTTATACAGGGGGTGCAACATGGCATCAGGCGTTTATGAAAGATTCAAAGCAAATTTAATGAACAAGATTGTTGACCTAGAGGCTGACGCAATACAAGTCTCCCTCATGGACAACGTGCACGCTTTCACAGCGACGCACAATATTTGGACAGACGTATCGACGAATGAGTTGCCGACGGCTGGTGGCTATACGGCTGGCGGAGCTACGCTGGCAGGAGCCGCCGTGACTCAGGCCGCAACCACTAAATTTGATGGAACCGACACTGCTTGGACTTCATCTACATTTAGTGCCTATCATGCTGTACTTTGGGATGACACCGTAGGCACGGACGATCTTGTATGTTCGTTTGACTTTGGCGGAATCAAAACCGTTACTGCCGGGACATTCACTATACAGTGGCACGCAAACGGCATTATAACATTAGCATAACAAGCGTGATTTATTAATTAAGTACATAATCAGGAGGTATTATAATGTCATTAAAATTAAGTACAGGATTAAGAGACGGGATGCTTGATACGTCTCCATTCAAGACGCTTCTGGATGCCAGTCGCTTGAAGATATATTCAGGTGCGGCTCCGGCAAGTGCGGATGACGTTGAAGCCACGGTGCTTGTCAGTATCGGCTCGGACGCTGGTGATACACATTGTCACTTTTTGGCGGCGGCTGTTTCTGGCGTTCTCAGTAAAGCGGCAGATATATGGAGCGGTGTTGCTGGTGCAACTGGCACAGCTACTCATTTCCGTCTGGTAGTCAATACAGATACAGGGGTGCTAAGTACCACTGAAATAAGGATGCAGGGTAGCGTAGGGACATCTGGTTCTGATATCAATATGAGTAATGTTGCTATCGTATCTGGTGCGACTCAGACAGTGGACACATTCGATCTAACTATGCCAGCTTCGTAAGGGAGGGTGCTATGAGAAAGTTAGCCCCTCTCCTTGACTTAGAAGGGAACGTGCGGAAAGCTAAAAGATGGATTCCGTGGGCGCAACAACAAATGAAACGGCTTAAGGGTTTGAATGTTGATGAATTAGTCAACCAGACTCTTAGGCCGATCAATGGTTGCATTGTCACTCTTAAGTCGGTTTTGGGCAACGATTACATACGCATCAATGTACTCCAAGAGGAACCAGATGAATGCGAGTATGATTGGGATTATGTGGTTGCTGGGGACACGGTGACGTTTGACCATAATTCAAATGAATGTCCGGGATTTGGCTTTGATAGATTCTTTTGGGATTTCGGAGACGGGCAGTTCTCGGAGCTTGGAGATACTACACATGAATACGGAGATTTCTACGAAACCGACCCAGCCGGGAATTACGAGGTAACGCTCTATTCGTTTACAAGGGATATACCAAACCTTCAACCAGCGATAGATTTCCCTACTGTCTTTGAGCGGAAGGGGGGCTGGGGGTTTTTAAGTGACGTAGGACATGCTGACGGCTGGGCAAATTATGCAGTCGGCGGAAGCCCATGGCAAATACAAGGTGGAAGTCTCCAAAGCTCAAAGCATAGAGCATGGGTTAGGACGATTTGTTGTCCGCCGGAAGACCAATGGATGCACGAATCTCATAGGGCTACGCATACAATACCACTTAGCGACTTAGCATCAAACCCGGCAGTTATCGCCGGGAAGGCTTTTATATTTCTCCGGGGCGGTTGGCATATTTGGTATGAGTCAAGCGACTTTGAAAATGAAAATGTAATATGGCATCCGATATCAGGCACAGATATTAGAGATCACGGCCATGGGGGCATGAAGCATTTTTGGAAGAGTTCTGGAAATCAAGAGTTTTTGGCAGGGATATTAGATCAGGACGTACCACTGGTAGACGGTGTTTTTTCTTGTGTTGGCGACCCCAACGGGTCGGCGGGAAGTCCGTATGGCACAGAGAATTATTATAATATGATAGCACTCGACCCGGAGCCTTTGGGAAGAAATCAGGTAGGATGGTTTACTTGGAGTAGCAAAGATGCACAACTTGAAATAATACCGTATACGAAAAAGAAGGTAATAACGAAAACAATTACCATAACATAGAGGAATAAAATATGGCTGATACTCTTCTCTCAGGACATGCAAACGGAAAATTGTATCTTGTATCTGGTGAGTTTACCACTACGGTAAAAACAAGCGAGACTGTAAGCTCGGTGGAATTATACCCTACCGGGATTTCCTTTAATAATACAGATACCCATTACTGTGGATACGAAGGCGATAAGCTGTATCTATTGTCCGGGCAGTTTACTTCTACGCTGAAAACAAGCGAGAGCGTATCATTCAACACGACACCACAGGATATTACCGCTGACGGCACTGATACTATGTGGTGTGGTGGCAGTCCTGACAAGTTATATTATCAGTCTGGCGAGTTTACGTCCACCATAAAAAGTAGTTGGAGCACTAGCTCTGTTGATACTACTTGCGCTGGTATCTCATGGGACGGAACCAACACTCCATGGTCAGGCGAAACGGCAGATAAGCTCTATCTTCAATCTGGACGATTTACGTCTACGTTGAAGACCAGCTCAATAGACTTAACTACAAGAGACGAACATCCAACAGGCGTATCTTGGAATGGCACGGATTCTCCGTGGTGTGGATGGGAAGCTAACAAGCTATGGATGCAATCAGGACAGTTTTCATCTACGGTAAAAACCAGCATAGGCATATCCGGGATTGATACCAGCGTCCAGAGCATAGAGACCAATGATATACTGGCAAGAAATGGCTTTGGTGCAACCCACGTAGAAACAAGTATTCTGGACTGTATGTGGGTAGGTTCGTCGGCTAAAAAAATGTATATGCAGTCGAGTAGTTTCACATCGACTATAAGAACAAGTTTGTTATATACGACAATACTGCCAGTTAGTGATGGCTGTTCTTATGACGGCACTGATACATATTTAAACGGCACTCAGGTAACTAGCAAACTATATAAAGTCTCAGGCACATTTACCTCTACCTTAAAGACCAGTGAGGATATTGATAGTGTTGATACTAGCTCACAGACACTTTCTTTCCATGACGGCAATACGGGCTGGCTAGGCGCAGAGGCCGATAAGTTCTATTTAACATCAGGCACATTTACCTCTACTCTTAAAACAAGTCTGTCTCATACACCAGTACATGCAACCCTAAATACCTTTGCCATGGATCAGTATAATATGATTACTTCGTCCACAAGTAGTCGTACTGTGTATTATGTTTCTGGCCAGTATACGACTACTGTAAAATCAAGCGTGTATGTTGGCGGTGGTTTTAATTTTTCCAGAGCTTGCGACCTTGACGGTAATGGAGATTGGCTTTGGGTAGACGCTAATGGCAAGAACTTAATACGGGCTTCCGGGTTGCTTACCACCACAACGAAAGATTCAGAAAACGTAAACGCCATAGATAGTAACCCTAATGGAATTACCCCGGCGGATTGGGCTGGCAGAACAGGCGTATCTCTTGGAGATTTAACAGTTGTCATCACCGGGGCATTGGAATTGACGGCGACGGCATTAGACCCGGCCTCCGTAACTGGCTATGAAACGGTTGTAATCGGTGCGCCATTAACCATGTCGATAACTGCCGTTGAAGTAGAATCGGTTACGCATTATCCGACTATTGTAATCGGTGCGCCTCTGGCCTTGACTTTGGCCAATGATGACCCATTCATATTAATACCAGTCAATGTGACGGTGCTACCAGACGCATTGGCTCTTACAGTAACGTTTGAAACACCGACAGTTATAAATGAACAAGAAGTAGTCCTTGCAACAGAGCTGGGATTGACCTTGGCTTTGCACGAACCGACTATTATAATATCGTCATTATCGGTATTCCCGGATGAAATAGCATTAACTCTGGCTCTTCACGCTCCGACTATAAACGTACAGTCGATAAACTTTGCGGCATCATTACCGATGATGACCCTGAGCGCGGAAATTGGGGCTCACCATGGCGTTGACGCTACGTTGCCGATGATGGAACTGAGCGCATCTATACTTAACGGCGAAGTGTTTAGCTTCGCAAAGCCGTTACCGATGATGACGGCAGACATAAGGATGGGTACGCATGTGACGGGGACGTTGCCGATAATGACATTATCAGCGACATTGAGCCAAACAAACGGTAGCACTTTTACTAAAACATTACCGTTGTTGACATTAAGTGCAACCTTGACCAATGCGACCCTGATAGAATCTTCGTCAATATTACCGATCATGACGGTCTTCGTAGACTTTAAAGTTGGCGGGCTACATACATTTGCATCGACATTACCGATCATGACGTTAGAAGCGACATTGATAAACGGAGCCGGGGCGGCATCATTTGCCTCAACTTTACCGTTGCTAACTCTATCGGCTTCGGGGTATAATTCCGATAATCTAACATTAGCCAAGTCACTACCGATGCTTACATTAGAAGCATTTATGACGAGCTATGATTCAAGAATAATTTAATTTTTTTTATAGAGGGGGTGTGAAATGGCTGTAAAGAATTTAGTAGCATTAAAAGTAATTATAAAACTTGACCCAACCAACGGTCAGGCGTTGTACCCAAGTTTCAATCTCATATCCAGCGCAGTTCGCAAAGGTATGGATTGGTCTAAGTACATCGACGCAGAGGGCGGCGGGTGGCACTACGACAAGACCTCCGGCCACAGGGAAGATTCAGCAGAATCTCCAATGGGAGAACAGATTGGATGTCTTTGTGTTCCACAGGACTTTGCAACCGAGGCTATAAATATGTTCCCATCGGTTGTATCTGAGCTAACCGAGACCGAGTTTGAAGATTTCCATGATAACAAGGCTCATGCTCATGAGGGAGACGAAAACGTAAATACAGAAGTGTTGAATGGCCTGAATGCTCGTAAACAGTTGATGAAGAGCGTAGGACAGGACACGGCGACGCTGGATGTTCAGATCGTTAAAGCGTTAGACCCGGATGATGAAACCGAAGCAGGGGTCATTAAAAACAAAAGGAGAAGGTGGGCTGATGCAAAAGTTGTCCAGAACTTCGCCCTTAGAAACCCTAAGATTGTGGCGTAATGAAAAAACGCATATTAATATCTTTCCCGAATACGGGTTGGATACACAAACTGGTGTTTATGGCAGGGGTAAAATTACTATCGGATGGTAGGTATGATACTCAGCTTATTGTACCTACCAACAACCCGTATGAGAACAACTTGCATCATATTGTAGTTGACTTTCTTAAGGGCGGTTATGATTACTGGCTCAATATAGATGCTGATAATCCACCGATGAATAACCCGTTGGATTTAGTTGAACTGGATAAAGACATTATAGGATGCCCAACTCCTGTTTATCATTTTACAGATAAGGTAAAGAACGAGCGGCCTTGGTATGAGAACGCATATAAATATGTACCAAAGGATGACGCTTATCTCGAATGGCCTACAAAGCAAGGGCTTCAAGAAGTAGACGCCATGGGGACTGGTTGTATTCTTATAGCCAGACGAGTATTTGACCACCCGGTAATGAGGCAAGGGGCTTTTACAAGAAAGCTATATCCTGACGGCACGGTGAATAAGGGGAATGACCTAAGTTTTTGTGAGAGAGCAAAAGATGTAGGCTTTAAAATATGGGCGCATTATGATTACAGATGTCAGCATTTTAACGAATTGGAAATGCACGAAGTAATAAGGGCATTCCACGGGGTATATACAAAGGACGAGTAAATGGCTAATACGTTATGGCAGGGTGCACAAGCTGACAAGAACTACCTTCAATCAGGTGCGTTTACGTCTACGATAAAGACCAGTTTATACATTGGTTCCGCCGCCCCCTTAGCAAGAGGTATAGGCTGGACGGGTGACGATACATTAGTAACTGACCAAACGAATACAAAACACTTCCTTTATTCTGGTCTGTTTACGACCACTATTAAGACCAGTCAGGGCATTGTTGATTATGGGGCTTCTCCGACTATTCTGGCGGAGGCTGGTATTTGTTACGACGGCGTAAATAACCTTTTCTGTGCTTACATCCCCGATAAATTATATCTTGGTTCTGGTGTTTTCACATCTACGCTAAAAACGAGCGTGGACGTTGGTAGCATTGATACCTTACCGACTGACGTAAAATGGGACGGCACTGACACAATTTGGTGTGGCAGAACGGCCACAAAAGAATACCTTCAATCTGGAAAATTTACAACAACAGTAAAAACCAGTTATGATTATGGTTCGATAGAATTCTCAATACAAGGTTCTGGCTGGGACGGCACTGACATACTCTTTGATGGCTCTGGTGATAAAAAGCTCGTTAGGGCGTCTGGAAAATTCACTGGCACGATAAAAGACAGTGAGGATATTTCATCTATTGATACCCTCGCATGGGGTATTGATACAGACGAATTCAATGAAAGTTTGGGAGTAGTCGATGTAGTAGTTGTGATAGGAGCCGCCTTGGCTCTTACGGCAACAGCAGAAGACCCGGCGGTCTCAGGCGTCGGCGACGTTGTTATGGCAGATGATTTGGAATTAACCCTTACAGCAGAAGACCCAACGGTAGTTATTGATGTAACGGTATACCCGGAGACCTTGACAATTTTGGCCACCTTAGAGCCTATTAGCTTATTGGCCGGAACTGACGTAACGGTTGGAGTTGTGGCCTTGGGCTTATCTTTGGCGCAACCACCACTCACGATTTCTGGCGTCGCCATCTTATTAACCCCGGACACGACTCTTCCAGAGCTGTCATTGAGCCTAAGTCTTCACTCTCCAACGGTTAATATAACCGACGGAGTAAAAACATTAGTTGCTAATTCCAGAAATTTTGCTATAAGTGAGTATTCTAACTTCGCCTTTAATAGCATGGGCAGACTTAACGGTAAGTCTTTATATGCTAACGCCTCCGGGATTTATGAGGGAGGCGGAGACGATGACGATGGAACCAAGATTGACGCCAGCTATAAAACTGGTGCTATTGATATCTTTACGACTGAAAAACAACAGCTCCGAGACGCATATTTGAACTTCCGATCTGATGGGGATATTCAGTTGTTTTCCGTAGGTGAAGAAATAAACGTAAGATCATACACGATTGCAAATAGCACAAGTGGAACTCTGCATGAGCGCAGGGCTAAACAAGAAAGAGGTATAAAAGATAGGCACTTTAGTTTCGGTGTATCAAATATAAACGGCTCTTCGTTAGAGATTGACACAGCAAGAATCCTAACAGAGCCAGTGAGGAAAAGGAGGTAAGCCATGGCAGTAAATCCATCACTGACCCAAGTAAACTCGGCAGTAACATCACAAACGGCCACTGCAAATGATAGGGCTAATGATGCGGTTCAGAACACTCAATCGTTTTTGGCTTCTCTCCGGGATATCGCTGTTGCGGGTGCTCCGTCCATAGGGCTTGTGACTCCGGGCAATATAAGTATCTTCGTGCCCGGTATTTCTGCAAATTCCCCGGCCAGACCGACGACGGCCATAGACGCAATAAAGGCGAGGATTGGAGACCCTCCGCCATCAGAGTATAGCACGACTCCAATAGTTACCAACTTCCCTACGATTGACGAGAAGGAAATTACTAAGCCGACGGTTAGCTTGCCAGACGCCCCGGCGTTTACGGAAGAGGTAAGCGCAGAAAAACCAGTCATTTCACCACCAGATAATGCCGTGGCTCCAAGCGAAAGCGTCCCGGATAAATTAACAAGTATAGGGGATTATTCTATCCCGGCTCCGCCATCAATCGTTATAGCTGATTTCGGAGACGCTATTCCATCATATAACCTGACAGTTCCTACCACTCAATTTGCGTATGTGGAACCTGAGTACAGCTCGGCTCTTAAGGACGCCTTGGGTGCGAAGCTACTGTCTGACGTTGAGAATGGAGGTACAGGGCTTGCGCCCGCCGTTGAGGACGCTATATGGGAACGCACAAGGGACAGAGACAACAGGGATTACGAGGATGCACGAGATAAGGTTAATAGCCTCTGGTCTGGAAAGAATTTCAGTCTTCCAAATGGGGTGCTTACTGAGTTACAGCAAGACCTTGTTGTGGACG